GCCTAGAGGTGAGATGTTTGGTGTGGATCTTAGAAGCCTCATCGCTCCTAAGAAGGGCAAGAAGTTAGTAGTGGTAGACCTATCTCAGATTGAGGTACGTACACTTTGCTGGCTTGCGGGAGACGAGACTACTTTGGAAGAGATAAAAGATAGCGATGACATCTACGAAGCATTCGCAGTGCGCTTTGATAAATGGGATAAAAGCAAAGGGGTGCTTAAAGAAGAAGATCCTTCTTTAAGACACTTAGTTAAAACAATGGTACTTGGTTGTGGTTACTCAGCATCAGCTAAGAAGTTCGCTATGATCTCTGACATGGAGGAAACGGAAGCTATAAAAGCAGTCTCTTTATATAGGACAAAAATGAATAGAGTAGTTTCACTATGGCACAAACTACAACGTGACCTTCACGTAGCCTACTCACTAGGAGAAGAATTTTCTATTGAACTACCATCGGGGAGATCTCTTAACTATGGGAAAATAGACTCCCTTATGCAGTACAGCAGAAGAAACTATATTGCTTTAATTGCAAAAGGAATGAAGAAAGTTCCCGTAAAACTTTATGGTGGGCTTCTCTCTGAGAATGCATCACAAGCCCTAGCCAGAGATATCTTCGCCGACATCTTAATAAGGTTGGAGGCAAAGGGGCTCCAAACAATTTTCCATGTGCACGATGAAGTGGTCATCGAAACTTCTGCTAGTGAAGCAGAGGATGTACTAGAAGCAGTAATAGAAGAAATGAGAATCCCTCCTAAATGGATTCCCGATATCCCTCTAGATGCCGAAGGAAAAGTAGTAGACCGATACGAAAAATAACAAAGAAGACAAAGAAAATAATATGAGATACAGATACCTAAAGAACCTTTCAGAACACAACACACTTACCTGTGATGACTTGAGTGTGCTCTCACAAAGAAAACCAGAACTCCCCGATAAGGATGCTAGGAGAGCATGGAGTTCTAACCCTAGCACGGACCACGTTTTCTATTCGATGAACGAGGGACTCCTGCCATCAGTTAGACTGAGTGTTAATGGGGAAAATAAAGTATGCGCCGTGTGGGGCATCGTAGCCGAATACGACAAGTACGATGTACCTTGGGACATAATAGATGACCTCATTAAAACGCAAAGCAGTATAATGCCTACGTGGAGATCAAGGACAGGATCAGGAGGTCTTAGGTTGGTATGGGAGTTTGAATCAAAGCTACTTATCGATCATGGAATGTTCCGTGCGTTTATGAACGCTATGGCGAAGCTTTTGAAACTGGAAAGACTATTCCAAGATTTCGACTCCAGTTCTTTAAAGTTCAGCCAGTACTTCGAATTAGGAGAAGATTGGACAAAAGTGGGGGAGCCTATCCCGAATGATGTATACAAAGGAGTTCTCCTTAAAGTGGCAGTAGACAGCCCACCACAAGCAGAGGGAAATATATCTATTCCTATATCCATAGTAGCAGAAGAGGTACACACAAACCCTAAGTACAAGGGGAGGTGGGGAGAAGATTTTAGTGTCGGCACAAGAGGACCATTATTTTGGATTGATGACGGCATTGAAAGAGAAGGGTGTCAAGTGGCTGAAGACGGTATGGTTTGCTACAGCGACAGGGCAGGTAAAGGATTCTTAACTTGGAAAGAGATTTTTGGGCCTAAGTTTGTTGAGGCTTATGAGTCGAAAAAACTACTGGCGTTAACTGACCAGTACTGGTTCAACGGCACTAAGTACTACAAAGATATTAAAGGTATCCCATCTCAAGTCCCAGAAAAGCAGGTTCTACTAGAACTTAAAAGAGCTGGGTTCTCTCCCAGAGTGAGGAGAGGGCAACCATTATCAGAAATGGAAGCCGCTATATTAACTATACAAAATGAAAGTCGGATAGACGAAGTAGCTCCTGTTATATTCAGCAAAGATAAAGTGGTTCTATGTAACTCACATAGAATATTAAATAGTGCCAATGTGCATCCAGTAGAACCTGCTGCCGATGGTGACCCGAAGCTATGGCCGTTCATTCACAAATGGCTGGGCCAACTATTCAATACAAAAGAATCATTGAATTATTTCTATGCGTGGATGCAGAGATTCTATCTCGCTGTATACAACAAAGAAGAGGCACAAGGACAGGCGCTACTCTTAGTAGGCCCGACCAATAAAGGAAAGTCCCTGCTATCTAACAGAGTCATAGCCGCTTTAGTAGGCGGGTTTGCAGACGCTTCGGAATACTTATCGGGACAAACAAACTTCAATAAGGATCTGGCTAGAGTTGCGGCATGGGTAATCGATGACACAACTTCAGCGGCTTCCTTCCAAGAGCAACGGAAAGCCACGGAGTTAATTAAGAAGAGTGCAGCTAACCCAAGGATAGAGTACCATGCGAAGTATGCAGACGCTGTGACACTGCCGTGGACGGGTAGGGTTATTCTCTCGTTGAACATGGACCCAAATAGTTTGTCTGTTATACCAACACTAGACTCCAGCAATAGGGATAAACTAATGGCTCTTAGAATTTCTAAAGAGGCAACGAGTGAGTTCCCGCCTAACGTAGAAGTCGAGGCTACCATCAGAGAGGAACTACCTCACGTTGCTAGGTGGCTAACAGATAGTTTCGTAGTACCTAAAGAAATGGTGGGCCAAGCTAGGTTCGGGGTCAAATCTTTCATCGACCCAGAGATAGAAGCCGCCGCCTATGATAACTCAAGCAGAGCCCTTGTAGCGGAGCTTGTAGAGTTCTTTGTTACGAAGGCCAGAGAGTACGGGAAAGAAGGGAAATGGACAGGAACGCTTACCACCTTCCTTGCAGAACTACATGATTATAATGGAGGTAGGGCAATAGGCTTATCAGGGAATACAGAGTTTATGAGACGTAGTATGCAAATAATGGAAGAAGCTGCTAAGTCCAGTAAGAACGTCCGTCCGATATGGACAAAATCGACAGGAGGAGGAAAGATCTTGTACATTGATTTGAACCCAAAATGGGATATAAGTAATGAAGCAGAAAATGACTAGAGAAGAGATAGATGAGTTTTGTGAGTTAGCGGCTCCTAACGAATCTATCATAGTCCCTGACGGTTTAGACGGGGCCTTTATAGGAATAGCGACGGAAGAAGAACCACCTCAAGCTGTTTATTCAATAGAGAGATGCGTACAAATTCTAGCTAAGGATATGAGTCAGGAGGAAGCAGAAGAATATTTCTGGTTTAACGTAGCGGGAGCACAGGGGGAAGGTTTCCCCCTGTATATCTCCACACCAGAGGAGACTTATTGATAATCAATAGGCTTATTTAAATCTTCAATAGGCAGGTGAAAACCTGAGCTTTTAAAAATAAAGCCGTCATCATCAGACTCGCCTCTTTGTTTGAACACGGACTTCTGCATAAACTTAGTCGAAGGCATCCAGCCTAAGACCCATACAAACATAAAGTCTTTCCTGACTCTAGTAAAAAAATAAACATCATTGTCGGGTACGAATTCCCTTTTCCCATTTATAGAAGCTATGTAATTCTTTTTTGGGATTGAAGCACATGACTTTGACTTCACTTCGACACGACGTTTCTTGTGTTCTATGTCATGGGTGTATGTAGTGTCCCCCACATACTTACTCCTCTTGATAAACTTATGTACTGCGATCTCGCCTAAACACCCAGCCATTCTCCCCATGCCTCTGGTAAATGAATTAGGCAGAACCCCCATATCACAAGACCTTTTATGGGCTACAACTAAATCGTCGCTTACAGGACGGTAGACTGCGAAGTCATCTGTAAACGTGAATTTCTTTTTTGGGTAAGCCAAGATTATATATCTTTAAATTTAATACGTTTTAGGAACTGCCCCCAAGCAGGGAAGAAAATTTCTTCCATACAACGGACAACAGCTTCTTGCTCGTACGATTCAAGGAAGCCTACGCCACTTAAAAGTAGACTGGCCTCCATCATTTCGTGGCGTATGGTTTCTAATAACGCCCTGTTACGGATATCAGAATTGATCTGTATTGTTTTCTTGTCATGGAAATAAAGACCGTAAGGCGGGTCTTCTCCGCTTAAAGGGACTACCTCAAGCTTTACTTTATGTCCTGCAATGGAAATTGTTTTGGGGAGTTCCACTCTACCACCTTTCAGCAAGTTCTTTGTAAAGGGTTAGTCCTCCTGCAATAGCATCAGCCACTCCTTCTTTATGTTTCAAAGCAAGCTCCCAGTCCTCTTCATTACTACCAAAAAATGGCTCCGCAATACAAGCTGGCATACAGGTAGCTCTGAGAAACATAGCTCCTCTGCTGCCTTTCTGTCTGCCTTTAATCCCTCGACTGGTGAACAAAGGGAAAGAATCTTCAAATGAGTCACGTAAAGAACGAGCTAGTAACCTACCTTTCTCTGAGGTGTTCCAGTATAACCACTCATGCCCTGTGGCTTTAGGAGTAGCAGAATTAAAGTGTAGCTCAACAGCTACATCCACACGATCATCGTGGAGCTTCTTAGCCAACCACCGCATGGCGCTGACATACCCATTTCCTTGGTACGTGGAATATACTTTATATGGTTGACGGAGTTTGTCTCCAATCATCTCAGCGAGTTCGGAATTATAATCCCACTCGCTGACTCCTGTTACAGAGGAGGCTCCTGAATCATTTGGTCGGCTATGTCCTACGCAAAGTGCTATCATTTCTTTTTGTCCTGTACGTAGTATCTTCCGTCTTCTCTTTTCACAAACTCCCTACCTTGAGACGCTTCGTATTCCTTGGCTTCTTGAATTGTGGGGTGTTGCATTCCCTTTAAAAGCATCCCCGTTCGGGGGTCAATACTACCCTTGTGTAAAGCCCAATCATTTTCTTCAGGATGCCACACCCAACTCTGAAAATCTCCTTCATTAAACTCTTCGGGAACTGGCCCTGCGGGTTTTGTCATTGGTCTATTCCTCGTTAGAGGCATTAGCTCTACAAGCTCTGCCCCCGTAGCTTCGTCATACCCACTCCCGTCTGGATCAAAAGGGGCTAATCGTTTGCCAACTCTAGTCGGAAATGTATCTTCTTCGTCTGCCATTATTTATTATTGTGAATCGTATTCATTAGGACGATGGTCCAAACCCTCTCTCTGGGTTCTTTCTCGACTTTAAAAGGGATTCAAAAATGTCTCTTTTAGCCCGCCGTCTTTTATGCCTCTCATCGCTTATACGCTCCCATACTGGTGCTTTTTGAGGATAATAACTATGTGGATCATTTTCTTTCTTTTTGTCTGCCCCGCTCCCTCTCGCTTCGGCCTCGTTAAATCCGACCAACGGTGCTTTACGGGGATACCACCCTCTCTGATGCTTCTCTCCTTGTTGTTGTAAAAATTTATCATCATCATCAACGTCTCCTAATTCACCCCGCCTGTAGGCAAACATTAACGCCTCAACAGGACTATAGTACTCCCCAATAGCGTCATAGTCATCACTTCTGAGTATTTCATCTATCTTTTTTGATCTCTCTTCTTCCCGTTTTTTCGCACGAAAGCGCCCCCGCACTCTCCACGCCAGTTCATTTTCCCGCTTTTCTTTTTGTTTGGAAAGCCACGAGCGCTTCTCATCAAACTTCTTAAAAAGATAGGCGGCTTTACTGGCATTCAGCGCTTTCTCATCCTCTGTTAATTCAGGTTTTGCTGTAATTGATGCTCTCCCCTTGAGCAAAGACTCCTTCAAGGAGGAGCCCTGCCCCAACTTC